GCGCTGAAGAGCAAAAGCAAGACGGAGCTCATTGATAGTAGCGCCGGTTGCTTCAGAAAGATCGGCGCGGATATTAGGGACAATCTCATTCCCGTCGGGAGAGAGCCCCTGCTCAACGTAGAACTCGTTTGAATTAGCAGCATCATTGATCTTAGCCGCAGACTCATAAGTGACTTGAGCGTTTTCACCAGACTCCCAAGCCTGCTGGTTAGCGATAGGAAAAGTCTGATCATACTTCCCGATGCCTTTGACCGGCGCCTCAATACCTAGGGGAACGGTGATCTCAGGACCTTTCTGAGTCCACGGCCTGGCCGTAGTGAAATAGTCCTTCTCCCAGGCGACATTTTGAAGAACTCGTGAAGTGGTGGTGTCAGTGCCAGATGCCTTCGAGATGACAAGCTTCGTCTGAAGGTCCTGGTCGCGGTACCACTCGTTCCAGATGAGCGCATAAGCGCGAAAAGGAAGCGCAGAGTGCTTGAAGCTTCCGGAGACAGAGGGACGTCCGGTAGGAACGCCAAGATAGTCGGCGAGAGAACCGACAGAATACCCGGGAGAGGTGATTTCCATCGTGGGATAGACGGACGCGTCCATTCCATCTTCACCTCCGGTGATGAATTTTTCCCAATCTTCCCAAATGAGACGGTTCGGAACGAACCAGTGATGAATTTTTGCGTGAGTGGGATGCATGACGGGAGCGTTGAGTGGAGTCGTCCGGATGAGAGCACTGGTTGAGTGCTGGAAGGTATCGCCGGGCAACACTTCGCGTAACCCGCAGGGTACGAGCTGCCCCATGTTGCAGGTGAGGAGCTTGTAGTTGGAGAGAGAGAATTTATTTCTTCGCATGGAGACCTGCCTTGACTTCAGTTTCAAACTGTTTAATTCGAGCAGCAGATTCTTCTCGAGCTCGAATAGTTTTCATTTCCCAGTAAAAATACCAATCCACCAACCACTGCATCACAGAGACCTTGCCTTTCTGATTTTAAACCTAGTTTCCATATTTAGAATTGGCTGTGCGTTCATTTCATTGACGATAGCCCTCGCAGTCTTCTTCGCTGTCGCCGGATTGAAGCGAGCTTTTTCGAGCAATTCGCGCATTTCCTGAGCAAACTTTTGCATTTGGGCTTTGGCAATTTCTTCAGATGAAGCTCCCAGTGTTGTACGGATTTTGGACCTAAGGTAACGGCCAAGGGGCATAGACTTTCGTCCGTGCTGTAGAGACAGCGGAACATCACCAGCCCTTCGTATTGACTCACATCCTCCGTCTGTAGTGAGCGTATCAACGATGCTAGGCACCGCCAATGCACCGATCCCGGGCTTACGAGACATTTGAGCGAATTCAGGATGCCTCCCTTGTAAACGTGGATCGTCCACCAAGGTCATTTTCTTGGTGACGTATCCTGCTATATAGGCGGCGGACTCCCGTGCGAGCTCGCCGACCGCTACTGAACCGTGTCCCCAATTTTTTTCCATGGTTCGACAAACTTTGCAATACGAAAAAGGACAGAACTTATAATTTCCATAGGGACACGGTGGGTACCCGAAGAGAGCTGCATGGAAGTGAGCTCGTTGATTTTCGTCGCCGTATTCACCGACGACGAAGTAGCGAAATTTTCCGCCAGTGGATTTGCGAAGACGCTTTAGCCACTGAACGTAGTGACGGGGGATGAGCTGAGAGCCAGTGGGAGAGAGTCCCGCATAGGTGAGAGTGACGAAGGAAGAGAATTGATGACAGCGGGACTCGAGAAGGATCCGGTGGGTCCACAATCGGGTGCGGTTAATCCGACACGGTAGGCATTGACCGCACCCGACGGGAAGAATCCCCTTCATGAAGGGTTTCTTACAGAGCATCTACTACATTCTGTAGCCGATGCGAAGAGCGCGTCGGCGACCAAGTGCACTTCGGCGCCGACGACGGACAGGACGGCGGGAACGGAAACGTCTACGACGAAAGGCCATAACTTCGTATCTCCTCTAGCGGCGAAGTGTGAATCCGCCTGTTGATTGATTACGGTACGTTCCCTTGGATTTTACAGGCTGGTACTCCTGTGTCCAGACGTTCCACCCCCACTTATCGGAGCCTTTAGGGAGCATGCCGCGATCAGGACCATGTCCGAGACCGAAGTTCGGGAGAAGCTGGTTGCGCACACGCCACATCAGCTTTCCAACGATGTCGTCCTCCAGACTCTCAGAGAGAGATTCGGGGACCATTGGAGTAAGACCAGTGTCCGTCCGCGAATAAGAAACGTCAGGCCTCCAGCCTGCCTCCTGCGCTGGACGTCCAGGAGCGGAGATGACCCGCTCGAGCGGTTTTTCTTTAACGAGCGGGGTGTTGCTCTGGCCAGGAATGAAGTTATCAGACCCAGCCATCGGAGGACCAACGGCCTGGAGCTGCTTGAGCCTGGCGAGCTTGTATTGATTCTCGATGAGCTGGCCATCGAGAGTAGCTTTTGCGGAGGCAAGCTGAAGCGCAGACACTTGCCGTTCTTCTCCAGTCCGAGTAGCGGAAACGGCTCGAGAGATGTCCTGACCCATATTGGAAGAAATAGATCCGACTGCAGATCCCGGAGCGGTATCGCCGACAAAAGAAGGGGAGGCTGACGCCCCAGAGACGCCCAAGGCAGCAAGAGGGTGAATTCCAGCCCGCTTGGCGTCTTCCACTTTCCACCTGATTCCATTTTGAGCGAACTCCCGCTGCAGTGCAGCATTCTTTTCATTAGCTTCACGGGTTGCGTCGGACGCCATTTTGGCGCCGAAGTATTGACCTACGGCTCCGATAGCGGAGCCTCCGAGACCTGCTAAAAGTGCTGGCCACATTATTTTTTCCTCCGGCAGTGAAAGTAGCTCTCGAGAGTAAAGCGCGGCCGATTCTGGCCGCCCTTACCCGTCTTCCTGAGAGCATTGAGGACTTCCCGACGCTGCTGCCTCCGGATGCAGATAGAAATCGGATCCAGGGGCCTGGGAGAGCTCGCCACGCGATTTTGAAGATTCGCAAGAGGCGAGACCGCAGCGGCACGTGCTTTTGTGCCAGGAGGCCGAATAGGCTGCCTGGCAGCAAGCTTCTGCCATGTGGGTGCGGAGAAAGTCCGAACAGGTACATTTTGATTTGGTGCTGGTGACCACCCCCGCCGTATCTGAAGCGAGCTCAGATCGGCGGGGGAGAAAAAATCGTCCTGATGCTCCGCATCGAATGGCGTCAGCGCGTCATCGAAGCGCAACCGTTGGTTAGAGTGTTGGGACCCTCGCGATCGATTTCTGTTGCGCCTAGCCATTGTTGACTCTTTTTCTTTTGGTGTCACCTAGCACAGTAGGCAACAAGCATTGCCTACTTGGATTTGTCCGGATCACCCGCACGCTCATCTTTACGTGCTGCGTCATCCGGTTTAGGATCGGGTTTCTTCGAAGGGGCTTTTTTACGACGCACGCGCTCTCCGCCGCGTGTTTCGTAGTTCTGGGACTCGAGTGCTACTTCACGATCATGTTGACCGATGAAGTTCTCCTCGTATGGGGAAGTGAGATCTTCGCCAGGAATGTCGAAATCGTTCGCTTCCTCGAACGTTTCGATGCCTTTGGCGAGAAACTCCCGCCGAATCTCGGCTGAGTGAAGAAGCTGCTTGATCTGATCATGCAGCGTAGGTGGAGCTCGGAAGTTGACCGGGACTGACGCCCTGGTGGTATCGACCGGTTCTTCCCTTTTTGTGATTCTGTCGAATATTCGTTTTAGCATTGTTACCTCACAGAATGAACGACCGGCCACTCGAGGCGACGATGCGCCTGGCTTGGATCGAATGATTGACCATCATTTGAAGAGTGTGGGACGTGGAGCTCGGAATTGCAAAGACGCGGTCCGTGGGATCGCTCTTGATGAATGTGGCATTGAGCTCAGGAGTCGAAATGGAGCTCGTGCCGGCGAACTTCCTGGCCATGTGCCAGTAATCGAGGGTTGTCCTGAACTCGCCGGCAACAGTGGATTCCGCTCGACGGTACTCGTCGTAGCGATCTTGATAGCCCCACATTTCGCTAGAGATGGTCTCAGAGACAGTCTCAGAAGGAATATAGACCTCTTTTTTCAACACCTCTTGTTGACCGATGTGTTGGAGCTCCTTCTGAAAAAAATCCTCCTTGGTGCGGCGGTTCCAATGCCGCTCGAGGTTGTTCATATACATCGTCGTGGGCTTGACTGTGATGAAAGAGATGACCCAGCCGTGCTCCTCGAAATACCGCCGGTAACGATTGGAGCGAAGAGCTCCAATCCCGTGACCGGCGAGAGAACCGACAGGCTGGAGGTCCTCGTCGAGCTCGGTGGGAGAAGTCTGGAGGACTTCAGAATATTGGAGAGTCTGCTTGCCTCCGCCAAGATACTCGGGACGCTGAAGACGGGCGTCGGAAGACCTGACGCCCAGGAGGGCGAGGTACTCGGTGTAGCGAGAACCGTGACGAGCTCGATTTTCCTCATAGCGCTGAAGAGCAAACGCAAGACGGAGCTCGTTGATCGTAGCGCCAGTGGCCTCAGAGAGATCGGCGCGGATATAGGGATAGGCATCGCCCATCCCAGTAGGATCCTTTTCTACGAAATAAGCGGTATCGGTTCCAAGACCACCATTGACGAGAGAGGCTTCCGCATAGACGACGTCTTGCTCGCCGGTCTCATGAACAGAGACTGAAGAAGAAGGGAAGTTATGATTTTGCTTCCCGATGCCCTTGACGGGTGCCTCAATACCGATGGGAACAGTGATTTCAGGGCCTTTTTGAGTCCACGGCCTGGCCGTAGTGAAATAGTCCTTCTCCCAAGCGACGTTTTGAAGAACTCGTGAAGTCGTAGTGTCAGTGCCTGATGCCTTTGAGATGACGAGTTTCGTCTGGAGGTCCTGGTCGCGGTACCATTCGTTCCAGATGAGCGCATACGCACGGAAGGGAAGTGCAGAGTGCTTGAAGCTTCCGGAAACAGAAGGACGCCCAGTAGGGACGCCAAGATAGTCGGCGAGAGAGCCGACTGAATAGCCGGGAGAGGTGATCTCCATGGTGGGATAGACAGAAGCGTCCATTCCATCTTCACCACCGGTGATGAATTTTTCCCAATCTTCCCAGATGAGACGGTTCGGGACGAACCAATGATGAATTTTTGCGTGGGTGGGATGCATGACGGGAGCATTGAGTGGAGTCGTTCGGATGAGAGCACTCGTAGAGTGCTGGAAGGTGTCGCCGGGCAACACTTCGCGTAGCCCGCAGGGTACCAGCTGACCCATGTTACACGTAAGCAGTTTATAATTAGAGAGAGAGAACTTATTCCTTCGCATACAGATCCTTTCTGAACTGTTCAATACGAGCCGCAGATTCTTCTCGAGCTCGAATAGTCTTCATTTCCCAGTAAAAATACCAATCCACCAGCCACTGCATCACAAAGACCTTGCCTTTCTGATTTTAAATCTAGTTTCCATGTTTAGAATTGGCTGCGCGTTCATTTCATTGATGATGGCCCTCGCAGTTTTCTTCGCTGTCGCCGAATTAAAGCGAGCTTTTTCGAGCAATTCACGCATTTCTTGCGCGAATTTTTGCATGTTGCTTTTCTTAATTTCATCGTTATCGGCTCCATAATACGTACGGATTCTTCCAGAGAGATAACGGCCGAGTGGAAGGCATTTTCTTCCATGACTGAGAGCTCTGGGGAAACCATCGCTTTTTTCAAGGAGCTGAGCGCCTTGATCATTAGTAAGTGAGTCAACGATCGCCGGAACGGCAAGTGCACCAATACCGGGCTTTCTAGACATTTGAGCGAATTCAGGATGCCTCCCTTGTAAACGTGGATCGTCCACCAAGGTCATTTTCTTGGTGACGTATCCTGCTATATAGGCGGCGGACTCCCGTGCGAGCTCGCCGACCGCT